GTCGACTTGCCCCCTCCCGTTTTCGCGGGAAGTAGATATAGACCCGGGAAGAGGGCACGCCCGCCGATCGACAACCTCGAGATCGAGGTGACGGGAGGTCGAAACGTGCTATCGCGGTCGCGGGCGACGATGTCCCGCAGCAGAGGCAGATTCATCTTGTCGGTTCTTACCATGAGAGTCTTTCTGCCCACTCCTCCGAGAGTAGGCCCTTGAGTAGAGGTGTAGTTTCCTGTGGACTGAGACCTTCGAACTCGCCAGTGGCGAGCTTCTCCTCTGGAGTCATCAGGTAGTCCTTCCCGGTGATCCAGTTCGCATCCATTAGGCCAGATTTGCCTTGGGCGCCCAGGGCTTCCGACATTGCCTCCCTTTCGATTTTTGCCCAGGGGAGTCCGACCTTTAGTAACTCTACGTCTTCATGGGGAAAGACGCTGGTCGACAATTCTGGCACCCCGTACTGCGCGTAGATCTTTCGCTTTTGGGTCCAGCCGAAGCAGGGATAGCGCCGGAAATTCGAGTAGGGCCTTCTTTCGTTTAAGTACGTCTTGAGTAGGTAGCTGTTCACTCCCAGCCTCCATCCCGCCGGAGTGTAGAGGAACCCTAGGAACTTCGGGGGGTGTTCCTCTTCCACGTGCAGGTACTGAGAAAAGAATGGCATTAATTCAGCGAGCACGCCCGGGTCGCCGCTAGCGGCGTTGTCGTCGCCGTAATTGATGATTCGCAAGCGGCTATCGCCGCCCGCCGCGACCCACGTCAGCGCAGCTTCGTCGTCGAAGTGGAACGTCTCCTTCGCGAACTGCGCATACAAGGCCCAGAAAATTTCCTTCTGCACCGGGGCGACCGGTGAGTAACCACTGGCGAATTGATCCGAGAATCCGGCTTCTCTCCTAGGCCACAATAAATGTGACCTGGACCAGTCGTCGGACGGGCAGAGGAAGGGGAGCGAATCGAACAGCTGTCCTATCTGGCCGTACCGGCCACCGATTATCCTTGAACGCGCTCTGACTATCTCCGATGTGTGGCGTTCGAAGTGCTTGACGTCGAAGAATAGCGTCGCGCCTTCTAGGTGTCCGGCCCCCAGGGGCGCGTACATATTATGGTGGAAGGCAGCGTGTTGCAGCAGGGCGTTGTGCATCGCAGTGTCGAGCACTTGCGTTAGCAGGTTCGCTACTGGCAAGTTGAACACTAGGCGAGTGCGACTAGCCACCCTGAGGCCGAGAGGAGTATCAACGCGGCGCGCAGCCAAGCCGATCTCCTCGTCGTACACGTTGCCTTCC